GACCGAGTTGGGCTGATGCCAGATCGTTCATCTGGAAGCCGATGCCGGTCTGCTGCTCGTATAGCTTCTGCTGAGACGGCGAAAGCGTCTGTGTCTGGCTATACTTCGGAACGTCTATCGGTTTGCCTTCGGCGTCTTTGATCTGGAATGTGCCGATCTGCTGGCTTGTCGATTGCCCGAATGGAGTGGTGACATCCGGATTTTGCAGAATAGAGTTTGCAATCGCGCTTTGAACGTCACCCTGCGTCTGTGCCGCAGACGTTTTGTATGGATCAGGTAGCGGCGGCGGCGGCGGCGGGGATTGCTTACCCATTGTGCGGCGTATCCTTCAGAAAGCGGCATTCCTCTTTCAGGATGCCGAAAATGATCGCGTCGTGTTTGCCGTCCCATGCCTTGCGGGCGCGGCCCTCTTGCGTAAATCCAAGGCCCCGCAAGAGCTTTTGCGTTCTAACGTTGTCTTCTCGTGTAATTGCGGTCACGCGAACGCATCCGAGCTGCCGGAATGGATATCCGAACATCTGGTCAAGCATTCCGCGTGTGAGATAGGTTGAGCTGTCCGTAGCCGTGCTGACTTCGATACTGTGGCCGTGGAAGTTGCTAAACACGCAACCACCTACCAGCTTGCCATCTTGTAGAACGCCTAAGCCGACAGCCTTTTCAGGCGGCTCCATGCCAGGGATACGCTTGCAGACAAAATCAATAACTTGCTCGTCAGCTCCATAGAGAACCGAACCGAGTACCTTCAATATGGCCCGCCTATTTCGTACATAATGCTAGTCTCGTGCCACTTAATTGGCGTCTCGGATGTGACCTTGAGCCGCGGCGAAGCCGCTGCACCGTGCCCTATGACGCTTTGCCAATTCGATATAGAGACAATCGGCGGCCCCCATGGCGAACCCCAAGGAGAACCCCAGGGCGAACCACTTGAGGGGACAGCAGCCTGTGAAATCGTCGCAGGCGAGGTGTCGTAATCAGTCTTGATCTCTATAGGTGGGTCAGTCCCCAGAACCGCCGTGAACAGACCGCGAGCTTGCAGAAAGAACTTCTGCGAAGCGTTTTCATAATCAGAGAAGGCCGGGAGCGCATCAGCCTGAATTGGCTCGCCGTCATCCGTGTAATTGTCGTTAAGCACCATGACCCGGCCATCAGGCGTCCCGTAGTAAAGGTCATCGCCCATTAGCGCCCAGCACGAGGCATCCCAGCCCGTAAACTTGCACCAAGCGCCGGTCGCAACGTTCATGACGAACTGTTCAAAGGTCGTCCCGCTTGGCATCGGCACATTAACGAGCATGAGCTGCTTGCGGGGGTATTCGATGATCTGCCAACCGGACAACGAACCCGAGGTCAGATAGGCGGTATTAAACGCGCCCTCGATTGTATTGGTGACGGCTACCCGCGCCTCTTGCGAGGCCGACAGCGGCAGGATGGTGGAAAGGGGAATGACGCCCTGACTTGTAATAACGCCAATATCAGCGCCAGCCTTGACGACACAGTTGCGCCCGACCGGAGGCGCGATCTTAAAGACGCCAACACGCTGCCACGTTGCCGCAGAGTCAGGATCAGTCCCTGAGAATAGAATGACTTCGCCTTTTGAGGTAATGAAGACTGCAACGTCATCCGAACCCTGCCCGCCGTCGCGCGTCCAAGACGCCATAGCCACAAGCGAGCCGCCCAGATTGAGCATTGAGCCAAGGTCAAATTCAGTCGCGGTCCCGGTGATGGCGTTCACGTCCAAATACCAAGCGCGGGTTGATTGCTTCTCAAGAAACCAAAGCCGCTCGGCATGTGCCGTCACATAGGCAAGATCAGAGGGCGTGACGCCTGCAAACTCTGGCTGCGTCCACGCCTCGCCATTGTAGTTCTGAACCGGGTCAACCCCATTGCATGCCACAAGGTAATTGCCCCCCGCATTGCCGAACATGGTGTGCGACCAGATATCGCTAGTCAGTCCGTTCAGCTCATAGACAGCAGGATTGACCGCAGCTTCAGCCGTCACGTTATAGATGAACTCACCAGATGCCGCGAATAGCTGGTTGCCGCCTGATGGGGCCGAATATTGCATCAGCGTATTGATGCGCGCCGCAACACCGTCCGCATGTTCAGAGCAACCGAAACGAAGATCAACGCCGCTCGTCCCGGGTATCCAGTTTTCCAAAACCACCGCATGATCTGGTTTCATGTCAGACAGTGGATCGCGCGCATTCCAGCCTCGCTTAGGAGCCGGGATGGTTGCGAGCTTGGCAGTATTCGCCATTACAGCCCCTCGCAGAAGCGCCAGAAGTCGTCAATTTGCGCTTCAGTCCATGAGAACGCCGCGCCGACAGCAGGGACCATTGGATGATTGCGCTGAAATTCGACTGCACCGGATAGCAGCATCCGAGCCGCGAATTGATCTTCAACAGGCAATTGCCCGATAAAGCCTTCTAGCGCGGCTGGGATCGTCCCGGTCATCACGGCGTCTAGCGCCTCTTGCTGTGTGATCGTGCCGTTAATAGCGAGGCCCTGAAAGAACTGACGGTCCGATATGATCGGCGGCACAGGCGGCGGCGGGGCGTCTTCCAGAACGTTGATGAACTTGACCACGCCTTCAACTAACTCAACGCTGGTTGACGCTACAACCTTGCCGTCTGGCACAGCATCAGCATCGGCAGGGATATACAGGCCGATATCGGCTAAGTCTTCAGGCGGCCAGCGCTGTTCGATGTCGAGCGGGTGCAGAACATCGTTAATCGCTTGGCCGGTCCACTGGATGAAATTGCCGTTTGTTTCGAGGTACAGTGTCACGTCATGCCCCCGAAATTGACCAATCGTCAGCCGCAACAGCTACACCACCGTCAGTTGACAGTTTTATTGTCACATCATTGTAGCCGGGGTTTTCAAGCGACCCGCTGAGTTGTGCGTAAGTTGTGCTGGAATTGGTGACAGAGGCCAACGTCACAAACGAGCCAGAACCGATCTTATAAGACAGGGTCCTTTCGCCACTACCAGCTAAAGCTTTGTGCCATATCGAAACTGAAATAGTCAGCCCGCCGCAATCGACTGCGGGAACGGTATACCCCATGCTCGATGAGACGTTTACGGTGACACTTCCAGTAGAGGTCCGAGAGTTAGACGAACTCCAAATCGCTGAGCCGCCTGTCTGGGCCCAACCGTCAAGATCAGTTGCAAATGTACCGGACTCGGTAAATGGGGGCCGACGCCCCCCCATCATCATGCTAGAAGTCCACATCAGACGCCGACTCGCGAAACTGAGAAGTCGATTCTGGTTGACGACACGACGTGATAATCAATGCGCCACTTGTCGTTTGCCCCCGATGGAATTGCTGGCATTGAGGAAGAACCTATCGGAAACCAGAGATTCCCCATCGATAGGGTTCGCCCGCCTGTGCCATCCTGAACGCCTGCAATAGAACCCTTTTGGCCAACATAGCTCGCAATGTCTGAGGGGTTAGAAATCGTGGCGTTATGCGCCAACGTCAGCGTTCGGTCGTTGCCGGTCGCAAGGTTCATGGTGATAGTCGTCCCGCTTGTTAGCGCAACCGGCGCGACTCTCTGTACTGCGGTCCAATTCTGCGCTACGTCTAGCTTTGCAGTGTCTACATCATAGGCTTGAACGTCTGTGCCGATGACAAGGGTTAGCAATGTTCTCATGGCCGCGTAGTTCGCCGCACTAATCAGCGACTGACCATTTGCTGAAGCGTCTGAGATGTCGGAGGCTGTGATAGTGTTACGAGTAACCGTAAGGGTTGACCCGGCCCCGGCATCTGTAAGCGTGATACCCGTACCAGCGGTCAGCACTCGCTCATTCGAGAGAGCGCTACTCGTCCCAAGCGTTAGATAGCTCGCATCAGTCGGTGCAGGAGTGCCCCAGGCGACGCCTGTAGTTGCCCCGCTACTCGCTAACAGCGCCTGACCGTCAGTCCCTACCCCCAACGCAACGATGTTTGTGCCGTCAGCCGCATAGAGATTGCCCTTGGTGACGGCAATTCCTGAGATGTCGTCAAGCCTGGGATCGGCGGGCTGCGGATCACCGACGCTTGCTGCTGCCGCTTCTGCCGCCGCCGCGCTGGTCGCCGCTGCCGACGCTGATGCAGACGCCGCCGTTTCCGCCGCTTCTGCCGCAGCCTCAGAGGCCGCCGCAGCCGTCGCGCTGGCTTCCGCCGCCGTCGCCTGTGACGTTCCCAAAAGCGTTTCGAGGGTTTCCATTGCGGTGTTAAGTTTGGTCCCGACCTCGCGCGGCTTATCGCCGGTCCCGTCATTCGCAACGGTCCCGATCTCAAATCTTGGAAGCGTGGTCATTTCTATGCCTCGTCCAGCGTCCAGCCGTCAGCGTCCAGCGTATTGCCGCCAGGGCTACCTAGAACGCCCGGATAAGCCGCACCCCCCGGCATCCGCACGTTACCAATGGTGAGAATGCGTGAACCCTTGTCTGTGCCGACTTCCTCAGACAGCGCGATTTCATAGTTACGAAGCTCGGCGGTGAAATCGATCCGCTTCTGTGCCCGCCAACGCCAGACAATGCTAAGCGAAAGCAGCCTTTCAGAGAGGCGGAATGTATCGGTGTCAGCCGTGAATAGCGGCTTGTTTGACCCGCTTGCAGGCGTGACGATGTTCTTGGTGATGTAATAGAATGTTGCCGTCTCGGTGCTCGCCATAGCCGGGTAAATCTGAAACATGCCGTCGAGGATGACCCAATTTCCTGGCGTTGAGCGAATAGACCCGTTTTGGTTCAAATAGCGCCACTCGTCCAAATCCCGAGCGGCGGTAAAGAGCATGTTGATATTGGACGAGGAATGAAGTTGCGCCTTCTTCGGCATACGGTCGTAACCGGATGGGAGTGCAAAGGACGTTGCAGAGCCATCGCCCGTCAACGTCCCAAGCGTTGTCAATGACCGCCAGTCATGGGTTTTCATCAGCGCCACCGCCGCCCGGTTGGCGTGGAGAAACAACTCACGAGCAAACGGGTTTGACGTATTCGTGGCGACAGCAGATGGCAGCGGCTGACTTAACTCGACAGCCGCGTCCTGACAGGCGGTGAGGAGCGTCATTTGCGCTTACGTGTCCTTGTCTTCTTCACCGTATTATCAACGGTTGGGCCGGTGACAGTGGCCTTGCGCGGATAAGCATCCCCAAAAGGGCCAATGGCTGGCTCCGTTTTCTTGCCTCTGTTCTTGAACCGATCGTATTCGGTAGAATACTTCTCGCGGTATGTTCGGTATCTGCCCCTTGGGGTCTCGTCAGCCGGGAAGGCTGCAACGGTCCCCTCATTCAATCTGATTTCACAGATTTCCTGCTCAGTGCCGTCTTCATGCTTCACGGTCTTGAACTGTACGTCGGGCATGGTCGAGTCCTTTCTGGTTAGGCCGCCTCTTGGGCTTTGGCCTTAGCAAGATCGGAGTTGATCTTGTCCGCATAAGCAACGAGCGTGGCATGGTTTGGGTTTCCCCTCAGCAAGGGTTGGCCCATTTCCTTTACCCACGTTTTGATATCTTCAGCTTCCCATGTTGCAAAGGGTGACTGCGAAATGTCCGGGGCCGGTTCGTTGCTCGTCTGAGCGCTTTCAAGCTGCTCAAGTCGCCGCCGCAGTTCGTCATTCTCAGCGGCCAGCTTAACGACATCAGCGCTCCCAGCCGCCTTATCGAGGTAGGCTTGGGCTTGGTTCTTCAGGTCGCGCCCGCCCATGCCGAGATTAGACAGCGGCTTGCCGTCAAGCGCTGCCAGCGTTTCGGCGGTGTAGATGTTGAGCGCCTTCAACTCGTATCGCTTGGCCTGCGTCAAGAACGGCAATTCCTCAAGCGGGGTGCCGGACATGGCCTGAGCCGTGTTCGATTTGAACCGCTTGTATTGTTCTTCGAACCGCATGGCATAGGTCTGCGCTTCGCGGCCCTCCTGGCCATCTACCCATCGCCAGACATCGTGTGCCGGAAATACGCCAACGGTCTGCCGATTAGCAGCCATGCGGATTTCGACCACTTCCAAATCTTTGTAGATCGGCCTTCCCTTCTCTGCGGTGGCCTTCTTATCGAGGGTGGTGTGTACCTTGAACATCGGCACAACGAGGTTTTTCTTCTGGTTTTGCATTTGAGTTTGTCCGTCCGTCTGAGGGAATGAAAAAACCCGCCGCAGTTACCCGCGACGGGTGGGTTTGATTGTCACTGCATTTTTGCAGGGTTGATCAAACTTAGATCAAAGGTGGATTAGGCGGCTACCGCGTCATCCATGAAGGGCCGGTCAATCTCGAACTCGGCAAGGCCGGTCGAAGGCGTACCCACCGCCGACGCGCCCTTGGCGTTCTTGACCCGATCACCTGCAACAACGGCATCGTCCACACTGCCAGCCGTAGCGGTCGCATAGACGTTGGCGTTATCGACAAAGCCGGTCAGAGCCTTGCCTACGGCCTTGCCCTTGATCTGATACCAGCCATATTCGCCGGTTACAGTCGCGGCCATGGCAACACCCACTGGGCCGATGGCATCGGCAGCAAGCAACGCCGTCGATCCGTCATCGTGATTGTACGTCACCCAAGAGCCAACGGCGGTTGCGTCGAGGCCCTTGAGATAGACGAACTCGCCTGCGCCATAGGTCGGGTCAACCGCGCGGGCAACCGTGCCAACGGCGATGGGCTCGATATAGCTGTCAGAAGCCTCGTTAGAGGCAATCGGCGGATAACCGAGCGCCGTGTCAGAAAAAACGTAAGTCATGGGAATGAACCCTCAATTCATGGGAAGGGTGGGGAGCGGGCCGTTGTCAGCCCGCCCTGATGATATGTTAGGAAGCGGTGTCGCTGTCGATGAGCTTCCAATTGAACATCGGATTGGTCATCGTTAGTTCGCCCATCCAGCCGATATACTGAACGATTGCATCCTGATTGATCGGCTTCATGCCCTCGCCCTCATACAGCTTGTCAAAGTTGCGGTTGGGGTTGAAGCGAATGCGCAGGCTGTCGGTA